TCAACATAGTCAACTGCAACTTGTTGGGTATTTGGGAATGATACAGACGATGAACCGGTTTTACCAGTGGAAACGGATGCAAAAGCAGCATCTAGAATGACTTCGTCCATCTTACGGCCTAATGCATAAGCAGCATTCTGGCTATAAGGTGAGGTTGGGTCAATCAACATGCGGATACGATCTGTACGATCAATGAGATCTGCCCAGTCGAAATCGCGCAAAGAAACGCGACGACGATCGTGCGGAACGTTGATCAACGGAGTATCTTGGTGACGGCCAGTTACTTCTTGGGCCAATGTAGCACCAATACGGTCATAGAAGTCGAATTCAGCATTCTGAGATTCAGCTCGAACCAGCGGGCGCAAGCGTGAACCTTTTTGCTGAACAAGGTGTTCTACGTTCGCACGGTACTGTTGTACAAATGCTGTAGTGATTTGAATGGACATATGTCCTCCTTATATCAGTTAAAGTTAAATACAATGCTCGCAGAGGTTGCCCAAACGGACCCCCACATACCCTTCTGGCTAGGCGATGCCACCGGACCCTTTCGGGTTACCCGTTACTAGCATAATACAGTAAAACTGTACACTAGTTAAACTTTTTTTAAGATCCGACTTCTTCCGGATAGGCAAAGCCGTAAAGTTCGTGCATCTTCTTAACGGCTTCAGCGTGTCCTTCTGTTGCTGGACTTAAGTAAGCAGCCATAAACTTATCATCACGCTGCATCCTTGCAATCTCTTGTCTTGCTGCATCAGGTGTTAATGTAAAGCCACCAGACTGTCCTGGTTGAGTTAGTGACTCTTGCATCTTCTCACCAATCTTAGAAAAGACTTTAATGAACATTGGATTGTCGCCAAGTCCAGTTTCATTTAGCCACTTCTTCATATCTTCACCACCAAAGGTATCAACGGCTCTTACAGCCAGGTCGATCTTTTGGTCATAGGCTTTGCCAAATTCTTTTTTAACGTCAGTGACCCATTGTTCACGTTGCTGCTGACCAGCCGTCATCATGTTAGTGTGTTGCTCACCGGCAAACTGCATGTAGTTTTTAAATACAGTTTCAGCTTGCTTTTGTGATAACCCAGCCTCATGAAACACCTTCTTAAAGTGATCAATAGCTTCTGGTTGAAACGGCATATCATCAGGGATGATACCCTTAGGATCTAAATTGTACTTACCATCTTGAGGTCTACCTAGCTTCTCGTAAAAAGAATCCCATTCAGTAGGATCTGCACCTTCTCCTGGAATAACTAGTTTATCCTTACCAACCATGCGTTGGGCATGGACATAAGATTTTGCAAGACCGTTTAAGTCTTTAATATCAGCTAGAGTAGGATCAGACCTTAAGCCCTCATCGAGAGCTGAACGCCAATCGATAGAACCACTCGAGCTGCCCGCTGCGACGGTTGGTGCAGTGGATGCGCCACCATCATTTACTACGGACCCTGTGTCTACTTCACTCATTTTGCATTGCCTCCATTTGTTTCATGATTTGTCTTGGGTCTCTTTCCAAAAACCGCAAGATGCTAAGTACAAGACGGCGTTGACCTTCACGGTGCGCTGTCTCATAGGGATCACCTGCTACGTAACTTGTATCAGCAAGAAAGCTAATCTTGCATAGATGGTCTAATACTCGTTCGCCATCAGGTGTGGAAAAAATAGCCTTATAAGAGTCGTGCAGTTTCATTAAGTCTTGTGATTTCACTGCATTGGTCCCATCGGTTGTTGTTGATCAATTCCTTGGCTTGGTGGTTGTTCACCTAAACCTGGGGCTATGGCTGCTGCATTAGCTGCGTCCTTAGCAGTAGCTGCAAGTTCACGGCCTGTTGCCACATCTTGCATTTGTTGTTGCTGTTGGGCGCGGCCCTCACGAATCTTAGTAACTTCCTCAGTAGACAGTAAGGTTTCTTGTGGGGCATCTAACAGTCGGTGTGCCCAGCGAACCGTACCATCAGCATTGAGGTTATCAAAGATCTCAGGTTTAACATTTGCTAGTGGCACTAAGGTCTCTAACAACCGTGTGAAGCTAAATAGTTGTTGTGTCTTTTGGGCGCGAGCAACTGGTGATACGTAGTCAATACGTAAATTACGTCCTTGCGCCATGGGAGGTGCAGGTGGTAACATACGACGACGATTCATAATATTAAAGACGCGATCAATCAAGGGTCCTAGGAACTCGGTTTGTAAGCGACCAACCATTGGTCCCATCAACCGCATACGTTCTTCTTGCCGCTGCAATACTTCGGTGGCTGTCATGCTAGGACCTTCACGCATCTGCATCCAGTCTACGTGGTATGTCTTTAGGATATGTTGACGCCGTGATTCAATAAAGTCTAGACCAATGTCAGGGCGTAGGCCCTCAACAAGAGGTCTTACTTGGTCAGTTGTACCTGAACGATAGTAGTTAAGACCACCTGGGATGGTGCGCAATGGCAGCATGAAGCCATCATCAGGAACCATGAGTGGTGGATCAGTGGCTTTTTGCGCCGCCTTGATCACGGTCTTACTCATCTCATTAACCATCTTAATGTCTGGCAACGCAGTCATGGATGGTGAACGACCATATACCTCACCTGCGGTCTTTGTCCAACGTGGTACCATGTAGGGAAACTCTTTAAAGCCACCAACATCAAGAAGAATCTTTTCTTCTTCTAAGACATAGGCACTCATCCAAGGCATGTCCTTAGCAAGGGCAGAGTCAGGATTAAAACTATCGCGTGGTTCTACTGCATGAATGCAAGTAAATTCCTTGTGTGGATCTTTATATGCATTCTCAATAAACTTCTCAGGCAACTTATCACGATACAACTGAACTAATTGTCTTGCTGTATGTTTATACTTGCGATACACGGTATCAATGACACCCTCAGGTGATTCAGAGATATAGCATTCAGCAAGGTGATACGTTCTAAAGTTAATTTGTTTACCAGGGCGATCTTCAACATACATCACCGCAGTACCATAGGCACCTAAGTCAATGTATAGTTCATGCACCATGGAACCAAAGTTAGACGCTGGTGAGTGAAACACTTCACGGAACATAAGTTCACTTACGTTCTGTAGCCAAAGATTTGTAGGATCATCTACATCGTCAATGCGTTTTTCAACTTGCAATCCAAACCATTGTTCAGAAGGTGCAGTTAAATAACCATGAAGACCAGCAGCTAATTGTTCATTAGCCAAAGGAGCGGTTGAATCATACACGCGATCATACCGAGTACGGTCACCTTGCGCGCGTACAGCATTAAAATCACCGCGCCTTGGGTTTACATAATCAGTACAGTCTTGCCACAGGGTTTCCCATGGTGACCTAATCGTGGTTAGTTTACCTAACCGATCAGTGATGACTGATACCAGATCCTTTGGATTATCCACATTAACCGCCTAGTAAAGATGAAGAACCTAATGTTTTCTTCTTTGTTGTTTCATCCATGGTGCTAATGCCAGTAGGTCCGGTCAAGATAGTGCTAGACCTTCCTGCGGCACTGCGCTCTAATTTACGTTGCTTTGCTTGAGTTTCCTGGACCATAGCATTATCCGCCGCTGGAGGCGGAGGTGCTGGAGGTACAGGAGGGGGACTACCGCCGCCGCCACCGCACATAATCATCTCCTCTTTTTAAATAAACTACCGACGTTAGTATATCCTAACAAGTTGTACAACATGGCAGTTCTTTCAGGAGCTACCATCGTCGACGACGCAGGACATACTTCCTTTACACCTTTTGCAAAAGCCCAGTCCTCAAATGCTGTAATCAACTTCACGGCAGCAAGGCCACCGCGTTTAGTAGGATCAACAAAGAGAAGCAAATCTTGTGCAATTAGGTCCTTACCGAAATAGTACTCCGTAATGTATCCGGCGTACATACCTATGATTTTACCATCAACTTCAGCAACTGCTGACCAGCAAGTTTCGGGGTTAGCAATATAGTGATGGCCTAGGTCAATTAACTTTTGCGCATCAAAGTCAAGATCACGGTAAACCGATTCCTCATGCATGATCTTTCCTAGCTCAACCATGGTGGGCAGATCGTCTAAGGTAAACGGTCTGATCATAAGATCTGATACTCCATGTCAGCCATCCGCGGTAACTTCTTCGCGTTCATATTTAACTGGTCACGTAGTCCAACAGCTAGGTAACGCATTGCATCAGCTGGGTGACTGGTCCAATCGTGCAACGGACGATCTCGGAAAACTTTGTTCTTCTCGTCAAAGTCCTTACGGTACTGGCGCAAGGCTTCAATTAGGTGGCTGCACTTCTTCTCATCAAAGAAGCACTTAGGCAAGGTTGTCCGAACCGCTTCAATACCGTCATCAATCCGAAGGTTAGCAGCAACACGAAACCTAATCCCTAGTTCACGGGCAACTTCTAACCTACTCTTACCTGTGCCCATCTCCCTGACTTGAATGTCATGCGGTGCAATATGCTCGCCGTAGATGTATTCTTTTTCTTTTAAGATCTTAACGTAGTGGGCTAAACCTTCACCGCTACTCTCGTAGTAATCAATGATCCTGATCTCACCACCGTGGCGCTGGAAGAAGATAATCGAGGTTGAATCACCCATGCCAAGGTCCCAAGATGTATGGACCTCAAGGCGTGACTCATATGGAACCCCGGTAATCTTACCATCAGCAAGTAACCTAGCCATCGCGTTACCATAGTAAGAACCTACTAGTGGGGCATCAAAGCTACAATAAAACTCTTGCTGGATCATCTCATCAGGCATGCCTGACTCACGTTCCTCGTCTACCGCCTCTTGGCTAATGGCCCTGGTATCATCAACACTCAGTGTTTGCTGAAACCACTTCTCGTTTCGTCTTGCCATGTTGAGTAAATCGTATCCATGGTTTCGACCTCGAGCGGTATAAATAAATAATGCCCATCCTCCATTTTCAGCCAAGATGGGACGAATGTAATCCCATGCTCGGGGATCTTGGAGGGAGTATTCAGAGAAGACGACTCCGACGGGATTTGCACCAACCAATCGGTCAACGTTGTCGGTACCCACCACCTGATAGATCGAGCCATTCTTTAATGTTAATCGCATCTCGGTATTGTTGACTGCCTCCCAAGTTTCCTTTGGAAAGTGGTCAATGAACTTCCTACCGTCACGGGTCATCCCGTCCCAAGCGATCTTTCTCCCCTGGTTATAAGTTGGAAACAAGTGCCAGTATAACCCAGGCCTTGTCAAGGCTGACACTGCACACCAATTAATTGACAGCAAGTCTTTACCTGCGCGCCGATGCCAAACAGCAACAGCTCGCTTACCGCCGTCTTCTAAAAATTTCCATAATGGAAACTGATAAGGCCTTGGAGCCCAATCAACTGGTACCGTTATCTCCGCCATCAAGGTCCTTTGCTACGTCGCTAAACCGCACGACATTAATATTAAATGAACCGTTGCCCTCGATCTCCATCTCAACAGCCTTGCGCTTAGGAGCCACGTACTGGGCTAATTCCTTAAACGCTTGTAACTTCAATTCAAGACTAGCTGTTGGGTCAGCAGCAATCGTTGCCATCCCTTCAATTGGATCGCAGTTAAGTGCTGCAAGTTTTTCTTCAATCTCAGCAGACCGCTTGTTCTTAGCCCCTGCAGGACGACCTGCGCCTTCACGCTTCCCGCCTAATGTAGCCATAACCTACCTCCTTAGCAGATAATATATGAAGATTGTACCGTGGTACATAGCCCCTTTGTAAATATTTCTTAGGATCATAAGTTATTGGCTTATTGTATTGATTGGCATTCTCTGTAAAAATTGCAAGTTGATTCAAATTTATTCCCTATACTAATACGATATGCACGGATTTTTGCCGATTTAACTTTAAATGCCCCCGCAGAACCACTGACTTGGCGCGTTTTGGGCGCGCGCCGACAACCGCCCGCCCCGGGCCCCTGACCCTGGCTCGGACCTACGCCAGTAAAAATCATGAACCACTAATAGAAACAAACTATTTATGAACAATCGCCAACAATCCGAGGTCAAAGGACCAAGGAAAACGGCCGAAAGTCGAGGGACGGAGGATAGAAGTGGGAGGGAATGGGAATGAATAATTGTGATATTTATTCAAGTGAGAAAGAAGAAAGGAATTCACGCAAACTGGTACAAGTCCTAGTTTAAATTTGCGGATATAATTCGTATATTATAAATGTAGGACAAATGTCGATAAGTTTATTGACACAAACTTACTAATTAATAAAGGAGAATTTTATGTATTACATTGATCTAAACGGTCCACAAGGTAACGCATTCGCACTTATGGGAACCGCAACAAAGTTAGGTAAAGGTTTAGGATTTGAGAAAGACAGAATCGAAACGATAATTACGGAAATGAAAAGTGGAGATTACGAAAATCTGAAGAAAGTTTTTCTGAAGAATTTTGGTGAAATTGTCGCGTTTGAGGAGGATTACGATGAGTGATTTTTCCGAGAATTTACAAGATCAAATTTTAAGAAGAGAGGTATTCAATGAACTAAAACAACTGGAAATGTTGGGAATTCCGATAAATGAACGAATTTATCA